TCAAAAATCACCGGATTTATTATCTCTTCAGGATCAGTAATCGGCTACTAAAATGATAGGCATCGGAATTGGCACTCGAAATCGTCTATACAAAGGTCAAGCGTGGGATATCGTACAAGGTTACAAATCACGCATTACAACTGACGGAGGATACTATGAAGGTATCTCTTGCTTACTTAATAAATTAAACAACTTATGAGCAATCTACTAAGTCAAGCGTCACTCGTGATGATTCCGAGTGGCTACAAAGAAGATGTTGTTTACTCACCAATTCCCACAAACGGCAACGGTGATTTATCATTCACACGAGCATCCAACGGAACCCGAATAAATAGTGCGGGATTGGTGGAGGTTTGCCCGTGGAATTTCGTAGAGCAAAGTGAAACAATCGGAACAAGTCCGTGGAGTAACATTAATTCAGGAATAACATCCAACGCCACGACCGCACCAAACGGAACGACAACGGCGGAAAAATTAATGGTTACAACCGCCAACACACCACACCAAGTTCAACAAGGTTTTAATAACGACAACGCAAATCATACAGTTTTTATTTACGCAAAAAAAAGCGAATTAAATTTTATTCAATTAGCGCTTGGAAATTCTACTGAACAGTATGCAAATTTCAATTTGAATACGGGCGTAGTTGGTACAAAAGGAAGTTATTGTGCATCAAGTTCAATGGAAAGCGTTGGGGATGGTTGGTATAAATGTATCGCTTATTTTAATCAAGGTACAATCCCATCGTTGATGATTTATGTTACAAATTCGGCATCAAGTGATTGGGGTGGAGTTGTTTCGTATTCGGGTGCAAATAATACAGATGGTATATTTGTATGGGGATATCAACTCAACATCGGCTCAACCGCCAAACCCTATTTCCCCACTACCGACCGCTTAAATGTTCCACGCCTAACCTACCAAAACGGCGGGGGCGGGTGTCCGAGTTTGTTGTTGGAGAAGCAGTCGACTAATTTGGTGACTTATTCAGAGCAATTTGACAATGCAGATTGGACAAAACAAAGCGGTGTTTCAGTTACTGCAAATCAAACCATTTCACCCGATGGAACGCAAAACGCTGATTTGGTTGTTGGGGGTGGTTCAAGTGGAATTTTTCAAAGTGGAAAAACAGTTTCAACAACTGTCGCAAATACAAAATCCGTTTATCTTAAAGGTGTAAGCGGTGGCGAGGTTGTTAGATTGCAAGACCCCAATCAAACGCTTGGGTATACTGTTTGCACACTTACAACAAGTTGGCAAAGATTTACATTAAGTGAAGTGCAAAGCGGAGGCGTGGCGGGTTTATGGGTTACACTTATCCCGAGCGGTGGGATTTATATTTGGGGCGCACAATTAGAAGCCTCATCCTACCCCACATCCTACATCCCAACCACATCAGCAAGTGCCACAAGGGTGGGGGATGCTTGTTATAAGACGGGGATTAGTAGTTTGATTGGGCAGACAAGCGGAGTTTTGTTTGCGGATTTCAAGGTTGATAACGCAAACCCAGGCGCAAGGATTATTTCTGTGAGTGATGGGACTTTTGCTAATCGTATTGTATTGCTTCAAGATGGTTCGGCTATCCGAGTATTTGTAGCCACCGCTAGCGTTGGGCAAGTTGACATTTCTTTTGGCACTTGGCTTGGCCGTCACAAAATAGCCGTTGCCTACGCTAATAACGATTTAGTAGTATTTTTAGATGGAGTTTTAGCGGCAACTGACACATCTATAAGCGTTCCCGCTTGTAGTGATGCGCAAGTTGGAACACGGGAAGATAATACTGACGCTACACCATTGCAAGGCACAATTAACCAAGCCATTTTATTCAAAACCCGCTTAACCAACGCCGAACTTGCATCCTTAACAACTCTATAAAATGAAAACCTTCGCTAAATTCGAGTTCACCCCTACACAATGGGCAACCCTTCGCAAGTTAATAGAAACAACTACAACCACACCCGACGGAGAGCAAACCAGTTGGGTTGATTGTGCAGTTGTTGAGATAGGATTTATTTGTTTAGAGTGGGGGCAAGTGGATGACAAACCCGTTTGCACAAAGCAATCCGACAAATGGGCGGTGGATATTCTATTCTATGCAGAACCACCGACAGAGTTTGCCCCGTTTGCGGTTTATCCAAATCCGTGTGGGGTGCATACATTTAGCGGTGATGAGAGTTTGTATCTCAAGACCTTTTGTGCTAAGTTTCCCGATTCACCTTATTGTGTAATCCCTGAACCGAATGAAACACTTTGACAATGATACTACGGCAGCGATTGCAACGGCTATCTCAGGCAGTTCGGCAGTTCTGCATTTTGCAAATACTTGGCAACCTTTGTTTGCACTTGTGTTGGCTCTTGTTGGTATTGTTTCGGGTTTGTTTGCGATTCGTTACTACGCAAAGAAAATTGATGCGATAGATGGCAAAGGCAAATAATATCAGCACCTTCAGAGCAAAGCCAAAGAATAAGCTCCGCAGACATACCAAGCACCAAAACAAACACAAATCGTGCAAACCAAAAAGAGGACAAGGATAAAAGGTTATTTTGAACCGACACCCAAACGATTCAGAGTGCTTGGTGATTCCATTGCCGGTGCATCATTGTTTGTTGCCAGTTTGAACCTTGACCACCCAAAGTTGATGTTGATCATCGGCATTGCGGGTGGAGTTGGAAAGTTCATCACAAACTTCTTCACCGATGAAGATTAAACAAATTGCATTCAACGGATATTATAAAGAGGAATGTCCGAAGTCACAAATCTACTTGCATCACACCGCTGGTAGTGGTGACGGAGTTGCAACCTTTCAGTATTGGGCATCCGATCCGGTCAATGTAGCAACTTGCGTGAGCATCAGCAACGATGGAACAATAGTGCAAGGGTTTTCGTCTAAACATTGGGCGTATCACTTAGGTTTGAAATCTGCTCACTTCAAAGGATTGCCGTTCATCAAACTTGACAAGACATCCATCGGGATTGAAATTTGCAATTATGGTTATTTGGTAGAGAAGAACGGCAAGTTTATCAATTATGTGGGTGGTCAAGTCAAAGATGTTTGCAAACTTGATAAGCCATACAAGGGATTCACCTATTTCGAGAACTACACAAAAGAACAAATCGCATCGGTCAAAGAATTGTTGTTGTTGTGGCGTGAGAAATACGGCATTGACCTAACTTATCACGAAGACATTTGGTCTGTGACAAAAAGAGCTTTATCAGGCAAGAACGGAGTGTTCACACACAACTCAGTTCGTGCAGATAAAATTGATGTTTATCCCCACCCCGATTTGATTAGTATGTTGCAATCGCTTTAAGTTGCTATTTACTTTCAATGATCTTCCAAAGAATCAACTTTCACGACAATGTCCTTCCCGTTTTCAAGGAAAACAAGGCGAAAGGATATGTGACTTTTGGTGCTGACAACTTGTATCCCGATTTTTTAATTGAGTTATTCAACAAGTCACCCAAGCACAATGCCATCGTTTCATCCAAAGCATCGTATGTTGCTGGAGTTGGAACAAAGGTAATCGGACAAAACACCGTTGACATCGCAAAAGCCGAAGCAAAGATTCAAGCGATCAATGCTTACGAAACACTTGCACAAGTTAAAAACAAGATTGCTTATGACCTTGAGTTATTCAATGGTTATTGCTTGGAGATAATTTGGAACAAGGCGAAGACGGCAATTGCTGAAATTTACCACATCCCTTTCAAGAATATCCGCAAAGGACTTGAAGGTGAGTATGTGTATTGCGAGGATTGGACTGACCGAAAGGCAGAACAAGTTCACTATCAGCCATTCAACGCAACCACAAGAGAATCAAAGTCACTTTATTATTGCCAATTCTACCGACCTGGTCAAGGTGAATATCCTTTGCCTGATTATGTTGGTGCGTTGAAATATATTGAGGTTGACACCGAGATTTCCAATTACTATTTGAACTCAATCAAAAACGGATTCACCGCACAAACGCATATCCAGTTATTCAAGGGAATCCCAACACCTGAAGAAGCTC